ACTCTTCCTGGTACGGAGGATCGCTTTAGTCTTAATGTTTGAGCCATATGTATGGTAACGTTTTGAAGGTATATACCGGGTTGTCTTATGTAAGACTATAATAAATAGGAAAGCCGGCAATAAGCCGGCTCTCAAGACTGTATGTATTTTGCTTAGAAATCGTCTATACCGAGATCGATAGTTGCTCTTGATCCAGTATCTGCAAGAGTACCGAGGCCTTGAATCGAAAGTGAACCAGAAACAGCTTGTGCTGCTAGAGTAGATTTAACAATCTCCATGGCTCCTGATACTATTAATGCTGCTATTGTACTATCGGTCTGATAGAATACAGATTGACCAGCTACGCTAAAGCTACCTGTGATATTTAGCGAACCAGAAGGGTTTAGTTGTGATAGGTGAACTCGTGCCATATTATGTAAACTTACCTGCTAATATAACTTCAAAGTCCGGTAGCATTTCGTACTGAATTGCGTTGGTATCAAAGAGTACTTCAATATTAGCTCCTACTTGAGATGTTGTTCTCTGAGTAGATGGGATTAAGATACCGTTAACGTATACCTGGAAGCTTGATTCATCGATAGTAAAGCCTGAAGGTGCTGTGGCAATAGTACGGTTGTTAAACGTAGCTTTATTACTGATGACTGTATCCGCTATAGCTGTTGTGTTCAAGCTAATAAATGTAATCTCTGCTCCTGTCATACCTCCTGTTCCTGGTGGTGGTTGGAATGCACCAATCTGACTGTCAAAGAATCTAGCCGGAGCTGCTTCTTGAGGTGTTCTAGATGCTGCTGTTAACGTTTCTAAATCTCCTACAGTCTCGAATCCAAAGTTAACCTGAGCCTTAGAGTAGAATTTCTTAAGGTTAGCTTTATCGCGGTTGTAAGTATCTGTGATAATATACCCGTGGAGCACTAAGCTAAATGTAGCCTTTACTGCTCTATCACTTCCTTGAGCCATCTCAATGGTAGGAGTATAGGAATCAATTCTAGCTCTAAAGCGGTAGCGTTCTTTATCCCCCCAGTATGAATCAGAAGCAAAGTTTAATGCTTCAATTAGCTTGTCACATTGCTCTACATAATCGGTATAGATAATACATTGGTAGGTTACTGTAACGTAATCTGGTATTACAACTCCGTAGAGTTCTTTGGATGGTTGACGATTAGAAATTAAGGAAAATCTATCGTAGATGTTTCTCTTGGAATACTTCTTTTCGTAAATAACAAAGTTACTAACTTCGTTACCGTCTAGCTTATTACCTAATGATCTATTCTTCTCAATGTTACTTTTACGGAACATGATTAACGGCACTTGAAGCTTACCGTCTTTGTCTCTATAGAAGCCGTCCTTTTGTACAGCTGCCCATCTTTCTGGTGATCCGTAGAGAATTGGTACGTCAAGCTTACTGCCATTCTGTACAACTGATGGTTTAATTATATTCTTAAAGTAGTATACGATTGCTTCATCGATGTCTTTTAAACTTACAACAGGAAGTTTTACCGTATCGTCTTTAAGTGAAAGCTGATTCTCTCTGTTTAGTTTTGTAGAAGCAGGCACAGTACCTCTGGTAGCATCATAAGCTTGTATTTGCTCACGTGCTAACTCCGATTGAGTTTTCGGTGTCGGTTTTTTTCTTTTATACTGCGCCATTACGGTCTAACTTGTGTAATGTTTAGTTTGTCTGTTCTCGTTAAGTGAGCATCACAGACAATTGAAATACTAGCTCCGTGTTCACCTGTTCTTCCGTAGTTGTAATTATTATCTTTACCGAAGAAGAATTGATTCTCTCTTACTATGTCTACTTCGTAGTAGTTTTCATTTAGCATGATAATGTCTCCTACTTCAGGTACTAAGTTCTGATCAACTAAATCATCTCTTAAAAATGCAAATGATAAAGTACGAGTAAGATCAGGTCCAAAATCATCTACAGTATATACTTGATCTCCTCTAGTAATCAAACACTGCATTAATACAGGGCTGTAGTACATCTTTTCGCTAGACTCTCCGTAGATGTTAGCTTGAGTCTCGTTAAGTGAGATTTTATAATAGCCAATCTCCTGCTCGATAATATCTCTGAGCAGAGCACGGTTCATCTTTTTAATTAAACCGAAATCTCTTTGACTACCGAATATACTCATAAGTTAACCTCCTCTACGTGGCGTTCTGAAATTTGACATTTCTTTACTTCTGAAACTCTAGTCATCACATCCTTCTGTAGTATCTGAAATGCTTCAGTAGGTGGTTTGGTAGTTGCAATTTTTACTTGGAATAAAGCTCTAGGCCTAGGATCTTCTTTATCTGATTTGTTATTTACTACAGCTACCTGTGGTAGACCGCGTACAATATTAGCTAGTGTCGATACATCCATATCGGTATCGTCAAATTCAAGGTACATATAAGTTCTAAACATCTTATACGTCTCTTCAAGTAGTATGTTACCTAGCTTCATCATCCTATAAAGATTGTCATTGGTACTTGAGTAGTGATTCTCTTAAGATTATCTGATTCGTCAGCCTTTCTTTCTAGTTGAGCCTTCTTAGACGTTTGGTCTAACATCTCTCTTAGCTCAGTAAGTAAGGATATCTTCTCAGATCTTGCATCTGTAAGCAGGTCTGCTTGGTTTAATCCTGTGTTTGAACCCGGTACAGGTATCTGTTGGTACTTACCTCTAATGTATCCTAGGAGTTCTTTAGTAAGAGCTAACGTATAACGGTAGATCCACTGTCTTCCTACTGAGTTTACAGTGCTATAAGTAACATTATCATAAGGTACCTCACCTACATTGGTAATTAATCCAGAGGAACTATCCTTAACTGCACCTTTTTTGTCGCTTTTCTTGTAGTATTCGAACCACATAGCACCGTCTTGCTTAGGTACAGGGAATAATTTAAGCTGATTATTGACTACTTCAAAGGAATATGCCGATCTTCTGATCTGATCGTTAAATTCGATGGCTTGAACCTTTAAAATGTCGTAAGAAGCAGGCATTAACAGGAAGTTTACACCTGGACTGTATGATCCAAAGTCAAAAGCGTCCATTAATGACTGAATACCTGTACCAGTACCTGCATATGGGTCAAAATAACGTAAGATCGCCGGTGGAGACTCGTAAAATACCTTTCTAATCTCAATTCCTCCGGTGATTCCTTGTGCAGTAGCCCAGGCATCTAAATCGTAACTCTGAGTGCCGGCAGTTACTGTGATAGATCCTGAGTATTTAGTAACATTACCTCCTACTTCTGCTTCTGTACCGTAATTTTCAGCAATTTCAATAACTCTCCCTAAAGATCCTTCTATTAACTTACTATTATACGATGTAGCTGATGAATCACCCTCCATAGATAGGTAATTCTCTCTAATCTTGTACTGAAATACTTCGTTACCGTAAGTGGTTACTGCTTCTTCAAAGCAAGCATAGATAGAACCAGATTGTAGTTCTACATCCATCAATGGATACCCCAATCTCTGTGCACAAAACTTAGCTACCTTATCAGCATCAGCTATAAAGTCAGCATCTGTGTCATAGAATGCGAATGGAGTCTGTCCGGCTTGAAATTGAGATGAGCCTTCCCAGATTGCGATATCAGCCATAGTTCGAGTTTATATATAAATAGTAACTCTGCTTTTAATCCCTGAATGTTTGGTATACATTAAGTATAGGTTCGACGATAGGGTGTCTATGATTTTGTAATAACGTTACAACCCTAAAGCCTTTAACGTTCTCCTCTAAGCGATTTAAGAATGAAAAACCAGTCTGTCTTTTATCTCGTAAATCAATCTGAGCTATGTCTCCACAGATAGCCATCCAGCTATTCATACCCAGTCTACCTAAGACCATTTCCATCTGGGTATGAGTAACGTTTTGTGCTTCATCAACAATAACAAATGTGTTAACGAAAGTACGTCCTCTCATAAAAGCGAATGGAAGGATTTCAATATTACCTTCTTCTACTTCCCTGTCGATTTTTTCTTTTGAATATAAGAGGTATAGGTTGTGATAAATCGGCGCAAGCCAGGGGTCCATTTTTTCGCGGATGTCTCCTGGGAGGAAGCCAATGTCTTCTTTAGCCACTGTTGGTCGCGTGATGATAATCTTGTTGACCTGTTTCGTGAATAAGAGGTCAAGCGCACATTGAACTGCCACCAGAGTCTTACCACTTCCAGCCATACCACGTAGAACGGTGATGGGATTAGTGAGTATAACTTCCTTCGCAGCTTTCTGTTCATCGTTGAGAGAAATATTAAACTTAATAGGGTTCTTTGGTCGTCTCTTAGCTTTGAAGATCTCGTCTTCGTGGTGATTCGAACTCATATATTCGTAACGTTGGTTTATATTGTATAAATAGATTTATAACTAATATACGATAAAAAAAGAAGGGGCCCGAAGGCCCCCTCAAATTTTCCTATGTAAGGATGAATTAAACAGTAGCTAGGTCAGAAACCCAGATCTTACCGTAGAATTCAGGACGGATCATCTTCTTAGCGTAACGAGTCATAATACCCTTCGTTGGAGTGAAGTTCTTAGGATCGTATACTAATGGAGTCATCATTAATGGTACATATGGAGCATAAACAGCACCTGTCTCTAGGAACTGGCTACCTCTGTAACCCATAAGGATAACGTTCTCAGTCATGTAAGGGTTCTTATAAACACGGAAGCGTGAGTTAAGTGAACCTACTTTCTGAACACCCATTGCGAAGTCCATCTTGTCACCGTTAGTCTCGGCAGCATATCCAGGAATTGACTCAAGGATAGTAGCAACAGAAGGAGAAACTACTAGGAAGTTTGCACCGCCACGTAAAGTCTTCTGGTGGATCTTGTTAGACACTTTCTGGATCTTAGTACCAAGAGTTTGGAACCACTGACCTTGAGTGTTGTAGAAATCAGCTACAGCAGTAGTCTGCCATGCACCGTTAGCCCAGATCTTGTTGTTCTCAGCAGACCACTTCTCAGTAGTAACTGCATCTTGGATAAGCATATCAAGGATCTCGAGATCGATTTCCATAGAGATATACTCAGAAAGAAGAGAAGTTAACTCAGCCTCAGCGTCGATGCTGTGGTAAGCGTTAAGATCTTGAGCGAATTCTGGAGACCATTGTGCTTTTAACTTACGAGTCTTAGCAACGATAGCTTCAGAAGCAAGAGATACGTTGATCTCAGGGATAACTGGAGTTGTATCACCTACACCGTCAGTGAATTCGAAATCACCACGAGTGTTGTCAGATGGCTGAAGGTGGAATACAGCAGCAGCGTCAGTTAAGTTAGCAGCAGTAACCGCAGAAGCAGCAACTACGAAAGTAACTGTGTTACCAGATACAGTAGTGAATTCTGGGTTAGTTGTGATGTCGCTAGCGGCACCGTAAGCGGCAGAGCCAGAAGAAAGACGGAAAGCACGAACACCTTTAGTATCAATAGCTTGAGCAAAAGTGATTGCGTAAGTCTTATAGTCGCTTGGGTTAACACCATCTTGGTAGCCAACAGAAGCTGAAGTAGCAGTACCAGCTGTGATAGCTAGAGATGCAGTAGCAACTGGGTTGATTGTGTAACCGAATTGTCCAGCACCGTAAAGACCACCAGCAACTTCTAGATCAACAGTCATTTTGCTGTTAGCAGTAGAAACGTTACCGTAAAGGTTGTCACCTAGAGTACGACCGTTAACACCGTTACCATACTTGAAGTCAAGATAGAATACTAGGCCAGAAGGAAGGTTCATTGGTTGAACAGAAACGAAATCTTTAGCAGAGATCTGAGCGAATACTTTACGCACAAGTGGTAAAGCAACACCAGCCCATTGCTCAGCGTTAGCTGTAGCAGTACCGATAGCACCGCCACCAGTAGAGTTCATTTCGTTTACAAGCTGCTTAGCTTGGTTTTCGAGGATCATAGCCATGCTATTTTTCTCGATCTCGTTGTTTAAGCCCTCAAGTAAGCCTGTAGCAGACCACTTATCAGCTAAACGAGTTGCGTCAGCTTGTAAGCTCTTGAAGCCTTGAGCTGACTCGTTTAATAGAGAATTTAATTCCATGATAAATTTTGGATTTAAAGTTATTTAATAATTCCTGCAAGTTTTTGCATGCGTAATACAGCCTGATTAGCTTCAGCAATTACTTCTGGTTTGTCAGATGTTCCTACAGCAGCTGAAGCAAAGCCCTTGGCTTCCTTAACTACTTCTTTTTTACCAGAAGGAATGTTTTCGCTAACCGTTTCAAAAACAAGCTTAACTTCTTTAACTGTCTCAGCTTTGTCGAAAGCAGCAATAACTGTAGCTTTCTGTGATTCAGTAAGGGCGTTAGCCTTGAATACCTTATTAACGTAAAGTAACTTAGCATTTAGTAAGTTTACTTCATTAAGATCTTTGCGAAGAGCTTCGATAGTCTCCATAGCTTCAGCGAGTTCTTCACCGATAGAGGATGTCTTACCAGAACCAGACTTAGCCATACCGGCTGTAACTGTACCTGGATCTAAGATATCCATTTTCTCAGCAAACTTGAAGAATTCGTCATCGATAAGTGGTTTACCCTCTTTAGCGTTTTGCTGCATCTTAGCAACTAATTGCTTGATCTTATCCATAGGTCCTTCTTCCATAGTCTCTTCTTCTTCTGCGACGTTACCGTGAGCAGTTTCAGTCTCTGGATCGTTGATAGTCTCTTCAACAGTATCTTCGTCTTTAGCCATTTCAGCGAGTTCAGCCATGAGTTCGTCGAGGTTAATTTCTTCCTCTCCGGCTTCAGCCTCAGGTTCAGCAGTCATATCCATGCCTACCATATCTTCAGCTTCCTCATCACCTTCTTCACCTTCAGGCGCTTCCATGTCACCCATTTCCTGAGAAAGGATATCACGGATTAGGTCTTTAAGGTCATCGACAGTCATGTCTTCAACCTCTAGATCTTCTTCAGCTTCGTCCTCTGATTCTTCAGAGTCACCCTCAGCTTCTTCTTCACCAGCTTCTTCACCTTCTTCTTCCTCTTTTTCTTCAGCTTCTTCAGCCTCCGCTACTTCTTCTTTGTAGTCGCCTTCTTCCATAGTTTCAGTCTCTTCAACTTCAGCTTCAGCAAGAACCTCTTGGTTCTCTGCTTCTTCTTCCATCTCAGCTAAACGTTGAGCTAAAAGCTCTTTTAACTGTGGAGTTAACGACTCCTCTAAAGCAAGTTTTGCGTTAGTGATAGCAGCTTCACGAATAGATTTAGCATCAGCAATAGCCTGCTTGAATAAATCTTTGTTAGCCATAATGTTAACTTGTGATTTCTACGTTTAATTGTGACCGAGCGGTCAAACGTAATAAAATTTTTATAATATAGATATCGTATCGGACGATATATTCATATATAAATACATCCGGAAACTAAAAAACAAAAAAAAAACCCCGCCGGAGCGGGGCGCCTAAGGTAGCAGGCTTCTTAAATGCTTTGTTCCAATTTTTTCATCACTTGATGATTGGCTTGCATTCTCTTGCTTCTCTTCATCTTAGAAGCTCTGCTAAGAGGCTTTTGATTCTCTTTCTGATACTTACCCATGATTAGGCTTTATCTTCAGCTGTTGAAGCTTTTCTATACTCTGTAATAAGCTTTTTAATCTCTCCGGCTGCCTTTCTAGCTCTAGAGTGAGCAGCTTTAGTTGGTTTTCCGTGTTCGGCTTCTAGGGTTGTGAAATGTTCAGCAATCCTGTCAAATAGTTCTTGTGATGTCATAACAAATAAATTTAAAAATTAAGCTCTTAAGATGTCGTTAAGAATGGAATCTAATTTACCATACTTATCTTGCTTTACAGCTCCTTCGTTCAATGAAATAGGGTTCATAAATGCTCCGTGAGTAGATGGATTGGAAACAAAGTCCCAACACACTAGCTCGAAGTCATCTTGAACTTCTAAATATCCTTCGTTTGTAGGTTTAACAGATCCAGTACCTCTAGAAGAGATACCGATGGTGTGTCCACCTTTAATAATTTCTTTTACAATATTCCCGGCTGGAGTATTAAGTAACTCTACTCTACCGCATAAATCGTCGCCGTCCCACCATAGATCTTTAACTACGTGAGAGGCGTTCTTTAGAGATACAATTGGAGACTCTGGGTGATCTAATTCACCATAGGCATTACCTACTTTAACAAAGTTTTCTAGGTAGTTGTTAACTTCTCTAAGTAGAACTTTCTTATCGTATACTCTGCCGTTTTGGTTTTGAGCTCCTGCTCTTTGCATTACGCCTTCGACTTCAAAAACGCCCGGTCTTTCCTTAGATTCTCTAAGAACAGATTTAAATGGGGTATATTCTACTAATACGTTTGCCATGGTTACTCTGTAATTACTTTAGTAATGATCTTCTTGAATAACTCTTTAAGCTGTTGTTCTTCTAGACCACGTTCACGACGTAAAGTTTCCTCATCGTGCTCTTCTTGATCTTTAGAGATCTGAGCTAGTTCCTCTTCTGAGTATTTAGGTGCTTCGTATTCGGCTACTTTACCTACATAGTGTAGTACGCTTCCGTTGGCTAATGTTACTTTACCGTCTTTATGAAGTTTTTCCATCTCTTCGTCAGAAAGCTCAAGTGTAGTTCCTTCGTCTACATCATATCCAAGCTCGTCAGGAGTTAATGTATGCTTATCTTCAGGGTATACAGGGCCGTCTTTCTTCTCATCCATTCTTTGACCCATATAATCATTGAAGTCGTCCTCTAGATCGTCCATTGACTGCCAAGTAGCATACTGAGTTGTTCTAGAAGGATCTCCTGATTTAAAGTCTCTCATTACGGAAGCTACATAAGCTTTAGCAACTTCGTCTCTAGGATCAGCATCAGCTAAAAAGTCTTTAAGTAAGCCGGTAATTAAAGCTTTGTTTAGTATTACAGGCTCATTACCCATCTCGCTAACTTCTTCCTTAACTACTACCTTCTCCATTTTCTCTCCTGGAGTCTCTAGCTGAATGCTATCTTGCTTAACGTAGTAGAGTACGTCTTTAGCTAGGTTACTAACAGCCATTGCTTTACATTTCTCATATTGCTCTGGAGTAACGTCTAAAGTACCGTATTTGTTATCAAGCTCAAATTTGATACCTGTATCTAATACATCAGGAGCAATTGCATCCTCAGGCTTAGCTGTAGAGTACTTAGGTTCTTGCATCTTAGCTTCAGCAATCATACCTCTATTCTTGAGAATATTTACAGTATCATCGTAGCTATTAACCTTAGAGATAAGGTTAGGTAGTTGCATACTAGCATCTCTAACAAATTGGGATTTCGCGAAGCTACCTTCGGCGACAGCGTTGTATTTCTCTTGTAATGTTTTCATTGTCTGTAGTCTACCATTTTAGTGCTAGAAGGTCTGTTTGGTCGTTGTGTCTTCTTGAAACCCATTTTAGCCATAAACTTAGTGGCTAAGTTATCGCGATCGTCTTTTGAAAAAGCATTAGGAGTTTGATATGCTCCTACTGCACCAGTAGTGTTCATTTCTGAGAGTTGTTCTCTAACATACTCTCTTAATAGTTCTGCTACTTCACTTCTTTTCATAAGGTATTAAGCTCGTTAACTAAGTCGTAATACTGTAGTAGGTTTACGATGTGGGTATCGTTAATACGAGTTTGTTTTGAAAGGGGCTTGATAGTCTTAGCAACCTCGTCTAGTTTAATTCTAGCGATATCGTTACTAACCTTAGTCTTCATCTTCTCGACAGCAAGGCCAATTTTTTCAAGCTCCTCGTTAATCATTGTTCTAAGTTTTACTTGAGATTCGGAAGCAGTAATAAACTCTCTTAAGATAGCTTTCTGTTCTGGAAGTAGGTTGGCATATTCACCGTTAAACTTCTCAAGTAAAATCTTGTATGTAAGCATTCTAAGATCCTTATCATACTTTGCATATTCTTCAACTAAAGCATCTTTAACGTCCTCTTCGTTTTGCTTAGATTCAGTTAAATGCTCTAATACAGTCATTTTATTATCCACTAAAGTCTGTGGATCGGCTAAGTCAGCATTCTGTGCTTCCATTAAGCAATATAGGGCAGCTAGAGCTTTATAGTCTCTTACCTTCATTGAGAAGAACTCATCGAGGTCGTAGCTGTTTTTAATCTCAGCGATAAGATCGTACTTCTGCTTCTTGATTGTCTCTCTTTCTAACTTACGAGAAATTTCGATAATAGTGGAAACGATAGTCTCTCCTTTGGATTGACTTACTCCTTTATTCTTAAGGATGTATTCGTACAATTTAAATTCACGGACTAAGGAAGTCTTACCGGTGTAAAACTTCTTCATGATCTTAACGGCCGGCGAGTCTTTACGGGACAGAGTATCGGCAGCGATCTGCTTTACCAGCAGCTCAAAGATCAATCCAGTGTTTTTGTACTTCGAATGCTTTATTTTCATGAGTATGCTATTCTACTAATATAAATATATGTTACTGCCCTAAATCTTTAATATTGCTTTCATCAAGCAAACTTGATTGCGGTTCTTCTTTTTTCTCAAAGATTAAGCTCTTCTTAGGTTTGAAGATATCTTGGTTTTGGTAGAACACTGATTTAGTTATAACACTGCTAGCTTGTGTGTCTTCAGTTACATTAATAGTAGAATCTTCCTCATTATCGTAGCCACCATGCATATCATGTTGACCTAGAGCATCTCTACCAAATGGGCTATTTTGAGTTCCATAAGTAGAAGCATGGATTTGAGGTCTTCCTTCGGGATTCCCTTCATCATATCCTACAGGCATCTTAGGAGTATCCATTCCTCTTCTACCGTACATAGAAGCAAGGTCGTGAGGTGTACCGTAAGTAACTCCAGATTTAGCTGGGTCATTACCTTCGTTTTCAATCTGAGCAACTCTAAAGGCTCTCTTACTATCTTCTCTAATTAGATCTCTCTGTTCGTTGTACTGATCTTCTGATAAGTTAAAGATACTTTCGTAGATATAGTCTGTAGAGAACATCTTGCTTTCTACCATCTGAGAGGCTAGATCAATCTTTTCTTTCATAAGAGCAATTTTCTCTTGCTCATAAATGATAGAAGGAGTAGTTAGTTTAAGCTCAAAATTAGTTAAACTTTCATTCTTATAGCCTTGAGTATAAAGGTGTACTAAAGCGATCTTAGTTAACTCTGATTCAAGTATGCGTTGGATGCGTTCTACTGTTCTAGCAAAACGAATGTCTTCCGCAGCCAATGTCGCTTTACCTTGCAAATCTCCTTCATACCCGAAGTATGCTTTAGGTACTTTAAGTGCGGCAAACATTTTGTCTCTAAGGTATTCCACGTCATTTGTACCGTCGTACTCTAGACCTTTTGTAGTATCGATACGAGTAGTAGCATCTCCACCTCTAACAGGGATGTAGAAATCCTCCATCATGTTCTGCATATTAAAACGCAGATTGTATTGACCTGTTTGAGGATCAACGTAAGGAGTCTTTTTCATACCGTTGATAGTCTTTTGCATGAACTGCTCAACTTCGGCTGGTGGGATCTGACCTACGTTAACATAGAATACTCTCTTCTCAGGAGCTCTCATGATACGGTGAATTAACATCGCATCTTCCATCAGAGTTAACTGCTTGAAGATCTTTCTAGCAGGCTCAATATAAGAACGTCCGTAAGGTAGGTAGTTAGTATCTGATAATAAACGGAAATGCGCTACCTCGTAGTTATCCAATAGTATTACTTTGTCCTTATGTCTAGGGATATAGTTTGGATCGGTAGAGGAGGCAATTCCGTCTGGGTCAATAGTAAATTGTACTTTAGCAGGATTGTCTGGATCCTGGCTTTCATGACGTACCATACTGTACACAGTATAAGGTAGTACGTTGTATACACCGAACTTCTCAGCAATCTCTAGCTTCAAAAAGAAGTCACCGTACTTAACCATATTACGAGTCCAAGACCAGAGGTTAAACTCGATGTTAAGGACGTCGTAAAATAAGTTAGTTAGAATCTTTTTAATATTCTCATCTGATGTCTTAATGGTAAGAATATCTCCTACATCGTTTTTAAGACATGCTTCGTCGGCTAGAATATCTAATGCAGAAGCGATAATTGGATCTGTATCCATTGCTTCATAATCCGAATATAATTGAATTCTTAACGTCTGATAGTTAAGGTTCGGATTGAAGATATTCTTATTATTGTAGATGTATAAACGAGAGAAGCGATCTACCAATGAGTTTGTCTCATAGCGACCGGTGCTCTGAATATGGTTAACATCGGCGATTTTCAGCTGATTGCCGCCCACGTTACGAATTACTACGTCGGTAGAGAAAAGTCTCTGTAATCTACCAAATAAAGAAGTATCAGCCATTTAAGGAGAGTTTAATTATAAATAGTACTACTACAGTAACCAAGATATATCCTCTTGGCCATGTGGAGTATCTATAGTATACGGATTATTTTGCATATTTCCAACTGAATACGCGGCTCCTTGTCTTTGATTTAGGTTTCCCATGGCAGATAAGGATGCTCTTGATAGATCTATTCCTTGCTGTCTTAATCTTAATGCTGTATCTCTGACGTATAGTCCGGTAGCAAAGGCCATTACTAAGTCATCATTATAGCTAGTCTGTGCTTGTGCTTTACCGTTCTTCCATACAAATACTCTCATCTCTTTTAAGAGTCTCTGAGATTTAATGGTTACAGATCTTTCTCTTACGTAGTCCATCATCTTAGCAATAACTAAAGGACGAGTGCGCATAGACATTGTAAAGCCAGGAACTAAGTTTCCTCGTTCCATCTTATTCATATAAGTCTCTACAGTATCCTGTTCTGATCTTGATGAGTAGTAGAGGTTAGCGTACTCTCTTTCAATAATCTGTTCAATCGTAGACCATCCGATGTTAGCATTTTCTACTACTAGCATTGCATTGTTATACTCAGTTGCTACTCCTACTAACATGTTACCAAATTCCTTAGGAGGTACTTTGCTTTTAAATTCTGCTACTTGAGTGGCTGCTTCAACATCAAATATGTGAAAGGTAGAATAGTCTTGTCCGTCCCCTCTGGCAACGTCAGCTACAACCATATATGATTTCATATAGTCTGGGTATTCCCATATCCAGTAATCGCCCGATACTCCTCTTTTCTCTAAAGGGTCTTGCTGTGCTGTAGTTTCATAGAAGATTAGATCTTCTGGTTCAAATACTGTATCACCTGATGATAAGAAGTCACAGTCACATTCCTGTGCTGCCATTCTAGGTCCTAGGTCATTGTCTTGTTGATCTCTCCAGGATTGACTTCTTTCAGGGTGTACGGTCCAAGGTAACTTAATAGGTACAAAGGAGTTTTCACCTGTTTCTGCTTTTTCCCAAGTCTGGTGGAACCAGTTACCAATCCCGTTAGGAGTTGATAGAGCCATACATTGACCACCGGTTGCAAGGGTCTGTTGAGCGGCTGCAAACGTTTCATCAATATTATCAATGAACGCAGCCTCATCAATTAAGAGTAGAGATACAGCTTCTGAACGAGCAGCATCTGAGTTAGATGATTTAGCTGCTATTCTAGAACCGTTAGTAAGTCTTAGTGAGAGTTTATTCTTCTCTACTGCTTTTAATTTTAACCAGCTAGGAAGCTGATCGTACATAAACTGTACCTTAGTTACAAGGTTACGTGCAGTAGATTGTGTGGTTGCAAGAGCTAGTACGTTTTTGTCTTTATGAAAGAGCATCAGCCATAGTGAATAGCCTGCTGCTAAAGTTGAGATACCTAACTGTCTTGATTTAAGAGTAATAAGGTACTGATGATCTCTGAATAAGTAAAGTACTTTGTCCTGGAATGGGTAAAGGTTGAATAGTATACGTCCTCTTTGAGGGTGCTGAATATAACAGTACTTACGCATAAAATATGCCGGGTCTTTGGCACATTTAGCGTATTCTTGTATTACTATCTGCTTAACATTCTGCTGTTCACTCATAATAGTAGAAGAAGTACCGTTGCTAGAGCTCCTCCAGATGCACCGAAGGTAAGTCCGGTCCAGAATTTAGCTTTCTTTTCTTTACCCAGTACTGTTATTTCTTTATCTCTAATGGCAATCTGACTTTCTTTTTCAATAAAGATATCGTCATAAGTGACTAGTCTCTGCTGTAGGTTAGCAATTTGAGCTTTATTAGTCTCTACAAGCTTCTTATAGTCTTCAATGCTCTTTTCTAAGCTAATCTTTTCTTCTTTACAGAAGTCACCAGCTTCTAGGTCGGCAATAATCTGCCTAACCATATGATCAGGAAAACAAACTAAAGTGTCTCCGTTAACGATTGTAACGCTTTGCGAAGTAGCCGGGAAGGCTATCAACAGAAAGCCTGCTAAGCTCAGCAATTTTTTTATTGTATGCATCTCTTTCTCTTTTACGTTTTGCTTCCTCGATATCTAAAGCGTTCTCAATAGAGTCAGCCTGTGCTTGTAGTAAGCCGGCTGCAAAAGCTAATGAGTCAATACGTTTTACTAATTGTAGTTCTCTAGCCTGGCTAGCTTCTTTCTGGTCTTTTAATTCCTGTAGGTAAGCTGCCTTATACGGGTTGTGTAGTCCCGTAGCATACATTGCTGCAATTACGATTGCAATGAGGGCGATTAAGTACGGTAGTTTATTCATAACTTTTATATAAATATATAATGTTTAAATTTCTGTAACCGTTGATGCTGCTTTAGCAGTTGGGTAAATTCCAAACCTACAGTTTAATAACCCAGCTGAATTTCTTCCTTTTCTGTAGCTTACATACAAGATAGGTTCGTAGCCTCCTGTTGGGAGTTCTGGGTTTAATAATGTGTGGTTACTTTCTACTAAATAACTGTTGTCGGGTTGTTTAACAAATTTAACGTTTCCTTGGTATACTACCTGGCAGTTATTAATATTAAAATTTTCCGTGCTCTGTTCTAGCCCGTAAATAGCTTTTAATTTAATCTCTTCTCCTTTTAATGCTCTTTTAAAACTCTGTTTAGGTTCTAATGATCCGTTAGTAAGTTTACTAACATCTTCAATAAAAGCTTTAATTTCAGGTTCTTCCATTAATCCGGTAAATCCTCCGTACTGTTGAAAGTCAGTTGGCTTAGAACCGTCTTTATGTGAGATAAAGATCACAGGTCCTTTTTCCGTATCTAATGTAAAATCAGCCTTAGGAGTTCCGGGTACTGTTGAAGCTTTAACAATACCTTTATAGACATTTCCATTTGGAGATAACTTTAGATCGATAGCTCCTAACTCCTGTAAGGCGCTATTAATACCTGCTAATGCTAAATCCTCTTTTGTAGTTCCTGATCCTTGCCCTTTTCCACCAAATTCAGGTGCTTTAAGTAAGTCCCCAATAGTGACAGAGTTTCCGTTTTCATCTTCAAAAAAAGGAAAACTGTTTATTCTTGGAGCTCCTATTTGAGCAATTCCATCAATATCTTGATTTGCAAATAAAGTAGCATACTCGTCGTTAACAAAAGAGAGTACGTATTCTTTATCGTTCATTCCAAGAAAAGACTCTCCTTTTTCGATTTTATCGTGTAAAACTTTTAAACGGGGTCCGCCATATTTTTTTAAATCTCCGAAAGACAGTTGCTTAAACGCTGCCTCGTATAACTCTTCTCCTAAAAATTCTCTAAGTATTTGAATATCTTCTAAAGAATTAATGTCAGGGTACCCTTTAGCGGTTCTCCATGACCATTCTGTGATTATTTTATCTATCAAGTTCATTACACTCCTGCAAATACATCTTCTTCACCTGTTGGTGTTTCTTCAGCTCCTGCTTCAGTACCGGCTTCAGCTCCAGCTTCAGCTCCTGCGGCGCCTCCTTCTTCTCCAGGAAACTCTCCGCCACCGCCTTCTACTCCCCCGAAGATATCTTCACCGCTAACGGCATCCATTCCACTTTGAATTGGGCCGGAAGCAAGCATGTCTGTAATCTTATCCAGGCATTGCTGATATTCGGCTAGATTCTGTAGGAAATACCTTTTACCTTCTACTGTAGCTTCAAAGCCTTTGCCCATCCACTTTAGTAGTATGTCTTGTCCATTCTTAAACTCTACTTTAAATGTAGATGGTTTAGGAGACATCCAACCTACCTTCTCAACAAACTCCTCAAATTCAGGAGTCATTAAATGAACTAACGTCTTCTTAAGAGTAGGAAACTTAGCTAAGATATCTGCAGTAGCATCAGGAGCTTCTTCTTCACCTTCTACCTCTCCTGCATCAGGAAATTCCGTCTCAGGTGTTTCTTCTTCAGCTGGTACTTCTTCCTCGTCGCCTTCAGCTTCTGTTAGGTGTCCAGCATAACCTTTAACTACGTTTCTAGGATTAGCGATATCTAGAGTTTTATTTAAGAAGTTAATTCGTTTTTGAAGTACTCCTTTCATAAGTTCTAGAGTCTCTAGATCAAATTCATCTTCAACAGCATCTAGGAACTCTTGAGTCTCTAGTTCGTTAAGCAGAGTTTTAAGTTGAGCTTCACTCATCTTGCAAGCTTTCTCGTACATAGCTTGTGCTGGAGTAGAGATCATTCCCTGCTCGGCTAAAAGCTCGTAGTAAGCTTCTTCAATAATATTTTTTAGATCTTGAATCTTCATTACTTCTTATTGCTGCAATGCTTAGGACTACTTTTTGAAATGTAAGGCTTCTTACACTCTTGAGAGCTTTCGTGAACTCTGCCGCATCTACCGCAGCAGGTAGCACCTTCGTATAAGGCTTCTGGCTCTTCTTCGGAAGGAGCTTCAGTAGAATCTAAATATTCTTCACCTTCTAGGTAATGCTTAACTGTATCAATATGCTCGAAAGCTACAGTAAGTTTGCTTTGAACCCAGGCGTCTAACTGCTGACCGTCTTGAATCATCTTTAAGAGTTCGATACAGTACTTAGCAGTATTGTGAAGCTGTATCTTAGCCATATCTGATTCGTCGTTTGGATTCTCGTTATGATCCTCCTCCATCGGCTCAATCTTAGCACCAGCTTTCTTAAGCTCGATTTCTTCTTCCGGGGATACTGCTTGAGCAATAGATCCGCCTTTTGGTCCGATTACTTTCTTTACTGTTTCAGCTTCTGCTAATACTTGCTGAATAGCTTCTAAGATAATTTCTTTCTTAAAGGATATGGCCATGATAATGTTATTTCTTTATAAATAGCGCTTAACAGTGGTAGTTTAAATACCTTTGCAGGGCTTTAGCGTATGTGGTTCCTTTGTCTTTAAGCTTGCCTTTAGCAACCTTAACTTTGGTACACGACAGGCTTCCTAGTCTTTTTTTTAGTATGCCCGGGTTCATTGGATCGTCAATACCTTCGGTCATTACAAAAAGGTCTCTGTCTTTTTTAGCTTCACCGCTTTTAATTAGGCTCTGCCATAATGCAGCAGCATCAGCGGTTTGATGAGCATCGGAGTAAAGCGGTCCTAGCTTTTCATGAGCTAATCTGTACATCTCTTTACCGATTCCGTATCCTCTGTATTCTGGTTTTACAATCACTGAGTCTACTTGGTATGATTGCATGTATGGTTTTAGTCTTAATGCTCCTACCTTATCTTTACCGTATGTAGCTAATACTACTTTGGTTCCGTTGATATCCTGAATATTAAAATCAATAGTTTCTTCCTGCTCCTCTAAACCTACTTTTAAAAGTTTGCTATAGTAGTGAGGATCTTCAGCTAAATGCTGTAGTGCAATCCTCTTAGCTTCTTCTCTATCATCAGTATGTTCTAACTCTACCCCAATACCGGTAGCAAGCTGTAGCATATTAACATCCGATTCAGCAGCAGGTTCTACAACTTCTTTATTAATATGAATAGCAGCTAACTGTTTTTCAGCTGCTGCTTTAGTATCATGAGTACCGAGTCTTTTACCGCCGTGCTTAGGATAGACAACATATTTGCCGTCTTGCTTGCGGATCATTTCTCTAATAATCTCTGTTAATTTACTCTTCTTCATAATTACTGTATAATGGAAACTACAAAAACATTATATTTCACCTCCTAATCTCCCTGACGTAGTTCTTCTTCGGATTTCTGAGGTAGGAAGCTTATCAGCTATTTTTATTGATTTCTTTGCCTGCTTTAACTGCATCTTTGAAAGCCTTGGAGTTAGGGTGAGAGGATTTCTCCCCCCTAGCTCTCTTAGCTCTAATATTAGCCCATAGGCCAGGTTTCTCTTCAGTGAGAACTTCTCTAATAAGGTCTCTCATAAAAGCGTGCATTGCTGCTTTATCTGCCTTGGCCACGGTACTTCTTTTTATAGTTCTTGCTACTCTTTAAATGAGAAGTTTGAGTCTTAGAATGTACACCTGGACGGCTTACGTTTGGTTTTTCGTAAGCTATAGATGCGGATTGAGACTTAATCTTAGCCATTACTTGATAATCTCAATTTCAGATCTAAGTACTTTCTCTCTCTTACCGTCGATAGCAACTGCCCATGTTCTTCCTAATCTAGAGATAACTTTCTCGATCAGACGACCATTGTGGTACATACCTGGTGCTTTAGTTGCTACTTTGGCAGCTTTCTCTTTTACTACTTCAATTACTGGGGCAGCAATAATTTCATCGATTACTTCTTCTGGAAGTGATTCAATAGCTGGTGCTGATTGTGCGATTACTTCATCGATAATCTCATTATCGGACTGTTTCTTCTTTGCCATATTTGTAAATTTTTATAAGTAAGTCTCCAGAACCTTTGATGACACGGTGCCATTCGTGCCTTAAAATAAATATCGTTACACCCTCTTCTAAGTTAATAGGGAGTTCATTGTCAGTTTGAAACTTCCATCCTTCGCCGCATTTCATTACTTCTACGATTCGATCTTCGTCGTCTCTATGCCAGTATAGCTCCTGAGAGTCTACATTAGTATCGAACTTACGTTGAACGCAGTAGTCGTCGATTTGTATATCGGTGTAAGGTCGGCTCATTTAGAACTTAAACGCTTTTTTTACTTTCTTACCTGCATTCTTAGCTCCGCCAACTGCTGCATTACCGGCATCTTTAGCTCCTCCTACAGCTGCCTTACCGGCATTGTTTACAGGTTCTGCTACTTTATCTACTACCTTGGTAGTTTCTTTAGCTACGGTGTTTGCTGTATCAACGACTGCTTCTTGAGCTGGTTTAGTATCAACGCTGACTGAGAGATCAACGTCTACTCCGACTAGTAGGGCAACTTCACCTTCTACTCCAATGGTTGCAACACCATCATCCATCGTAGCTCCACCACCTACTTCAGCACCTACTTGTGCTCCAACGGATACACCGGCACCTGCTTCAGCACCATTACCATTCTCATCGTATGTGCTATTAGATGCTCCTACACCTACTGATGCTCCAGCCATTGCTCCGGCGTGTCCTTCAGCACCATCGGCACCTACTTGACCACTAGCTCCAACATATGCTTTAGCTTCTGCTCCTGCGTGTACTTCGGTTGTGTTAGTTACTCCGCCATACTCTACTGAGTTAGATGCTCCAACTTCGGCAGAGGCACCTACTTCTGCATGTGCATCAACATATGCGTTTCTACCATCCCATCCAGCTTCAGTTGTTGCTTCAGCATGAACTTCAGCTTCTGCATGGGCTTCTTGTGAGATGGTTACATCACCGATTTGGTTTGTATTTTCTACTCCAGCATGTACTTCTGCATTTGCTTCTACACCAGCACTTACTGATGTGTTTGTAACTTCAGTACCTGCAGATGCTCCTGCTGATGCTCCGGCGTTATCGTTACCTACCGATTTGTTTACTTCACTCATCTTTTTCTTTTTTATTATTAAACCAATAATCTACAACTTTACCGAAATTGCCGATTAGTGCGCCTAATAACAATAAAAGTAGTTCTTTCCATTCATCACCAACAGCAGAGCCTGTATGCATAGAGATAAGAATGCCATGCACTACAAGTGCAAAGCACAGCACAATAACAATACTTAAAACGATTCTATGTCTCTCTTCGGTCATACTTTCTTACCAGAATCCTCCAAAGCTTGATTTGAGTCCAAGGAGTTTTGCATAACGAGGAAGTCTGCATGACCAATAACCTGCTTTAGTCTTATCCTTTTTAGTAGGACAGTTATGTCTATCTGAGAATGCTTTACGAGCTTTAGCGTTATTAATCTTAGCTGTCAATCCTCCTTTAGCATCACCAAAGTTAACTACAATAACGTTACCCTTAGCGTTCTTAGTGTATACTTTATATTTTTTAGGTCCTGAGCTTCTCATTGGTTTGTTAAGTTTAACCTCTTTACCTTTGTATTTAGCTTCGTCAACTCTTTTACCGTAAGCATACTTTACTCCGGTAGCTTTTGGTTGCTCTAGTCTCTTAATAAGGTCGTCAACGATTCGCTCTAGATGTTTGGTGGATCCTGCTCCTTGAGCTGCTTTTTTAATCTTCATGATTAAAGCCTGCTTTTCAAAGTCTTTAAGACCTGCTTCATCGATCATGTTAATAATCTCCTGTAGAGGAGTATCTTGAGCTTCACCTGTAATGTCTACTGCCCACATGTCTGGGTCTGGATCTTCTGGTAGGATAGAGGCTAGTACGTCTGAACCTGCTATAAGCTTATAATTGACTTGATTACCGTCCATATACTTTAATGCTGTGGGCATCTGTACTTGATCAGTATCTGAGAAGGTTACAGTACCGGCTGGTAGTTCTCCTAAGAATGTCTTAATATCTGAGTATTTAGTCTGGTATCCTAGTCCACCGGCTGCTTTAGCTTTACCAGCTAAATCCATCCATCTCTCTTCCCCCATCTTCATTACTAGAGGCTCCTGTGAAGCTTCTCTCCAAGAGGTAGCAGGGGAAGGAATCACCATTGCAATCTCATTTAACATTGGAAAATCTAAAGGTACCATTCGACCGTTATATTCGCCGTACGTACCTACTTCTGTTTCAAATAGAAGCTCCATGTCCTCCAAACATAAATCAGTAAGCATGCCTTCATTCATTAAAAGACGAGCCTGATTAATGGTTTTGAAGTATTCTTCTGAACCTGGGCGGAATACGTTTTTGTAGAGGGGAGTCTTAGTCTCTAAATGATATTTGAGACCTTCTGTTAATACTCCGGTAAGCTTAGATTCTGTTAGAAGCATAGGTATTTCTTTATAAATAGCTATTCCATGTGCTCCTTAAGATGCTTTAGGTAGTCTGCCATTCCTTTAAGTAGTTTCTGGTTCTGATTGTCATTACTGTTCCAGTCTTCCATTACTCCGTCTTCGGTAACAAACGACATAGATTCATTAATCTGATCTTGTACCCATTGTTCTAATCCTGCTGCCCAGGCTTGCATATTTCCTTGCATCATCTGCTTTTCATACTGCTCATACAAGCCAGCCTTACGTAGGTTAGCTTCCATATCTACTACGCAATCAAAGCACATTTTATGTATTTTGTACATCTTTTGAGCTAGATGGTGCTTCATTGATCCAGCACATTGTGGGCAAGTTAGAGGAGTTTGAGCAGCTTTCTTAGCGGCATCTAACTTAGTTATATTTTGTTTAACACCGTTCTTGATAGTCCACGTTCTACCATCTTCTTCCCAGATATCGCCTTCGCTATGCTTCTCTCTCTTTTTCTCATAACCTGTTCCAGTTACGGTACGAGAGGTGTAATCCTTATTTACAAGGTTTCTAACTCGGTTTACTGCTTTAGAATCAAATTCCTTCTTCAGTTGACTTTCCATATAACTTTTTTATTCTTTTTATAACTTCCGATGGATCTCCGTTCTTAGGGTGGTGAATACCAATTCCGCCTGCATCCTGCCAGCGGTCAATAATATCTCTTCTATCGTCAATTAAGATAGGTTCTAATCCTTTTGATACGTCTTCTTCTGCTACTTGTTGCTTGTAGGATGAATACTTAAATATAATACCTTGCGGTGAAGGAGTCAAATGTGATTTAACCCAAGATCTTTTACCGATTCTTGAGATCATATTTCTGGATGGAGATGTAAGTAGAGTTGGTTTATATTCGCTAATTACATTCCATAATTGTTGACCTCCTGGTGTGAATTCCATTTCTGCCCAGAACTTCTTGCCGCAAATCTCATCAATAAACTTCCAAAATTCAGGTCCTCCGAACTTAGATTCAAACTCACTAGGGGTATTAATGCCCTCTAGTTCTTCGGTTCTATAGTGCTTTCCGCCGTAGTTACTGTCGTTGAGAAGCTTCATAAACTGCTGATCAAAGTCACAAAGGACTCCGTCCATATCGCAGTATAGCTTAAATTTAACAGTGGGGTTCTGCTCTTCTTCTGTAAGTAGTAAATCTGCTAACTTTCCCATTTTTATTTTAATTCCGGTATTCCACCTAGTTGCGGTATTCTTGATTTCCACTTGTTGTATACTTGCTTACTATTAGCTTGAGTAATGATTCCATCCCCTACTAGAGTAGCTAAGTATTCATCTACTGTAGATTGAAAATCTTTCTTTTCGTACTTAGCCTTAGCGTAAAGCCCTTGAATGTTGGCATCAATCTCTTTAGGTAATAAGAAGTACTTATAAAAGAGTTCAGGGTTCTGTCTAATCTTAGCTCTTCTAGCTTGATCAGCTCTCATCCATTTACCAGGCTTCTCTTCAACTCCACTTTGAGTTAGATGCTCAGTCTCGTGACGGATAAGATCAGTTAGTGTTGGTTGAATAGACTGAAGCATATTAGTTCCGTCTTCTGGGTTGAAGGCTAGTATAATGTCTATTGAACCTTCATCAGAAGAAGCTTCTCCGTCAACATAAAACTTACCAGGTTTAACTTCGTCTGAAAGAGCAAACTTAAGGTTCACTTCTACTTCAGTTGAAGTTCCTTTCTCGCTCTTGCTTTGAAATGTTCCTAAGTTAGCATACTGCTTTTCTAGATTGAGCATTAAACCTAATGGAGAGAAGCCATATTTTTTAGCCATCTCTTTATCCTTATCTGAAGGCTCTCTTTTAGTCTTAACGTTGTACCCTTTTAGTTTTTCGCCTGATAGAAGTGTGTTAATAGCCGCATTTACTGCCTTTCTAACATCGACTACAATTGAACGATACTTAGTACCTTCTTTAACCGGGTTGTAGCCTGAACCGTAAGGAGCAGCTTTGCCGTCTTGAGGATCATTAGCTTCAGACATCTTGCATCTATCTTCCCATTGACGGAATAGCATGCTACCGCCCATGTGAGCTTCCTGCTCAATCTCTCTTAATACGTCATCTTCTTCAGTATTCTGAGTGGTAAAGACTGGTAAGCGATCTTCTAAATTTTGCTGGTGATGGATAAGCTCATGACAGAAAGAGCGTAGAACATCCTTAGGGTGGCGACCTGTTACATAGAGTACAATCTCTTGCGTATCGGGCTGATAATATGCTGTCTTACCAAAGAGGTTCGCAGCATTTTCTTCGTCATGTCTGATTTTAATATCAGGGATAGGCACTACTGTCATGCCTTGCTCCATACAGTATTCTAAGATAGAAGCGATATGAGGAGCAAATTCAAACTGACCTATAGTCTCTTCTGGGAGGAGTCTTTGATTTGGAGTTCCGTCGTAGTTACGTCCGTCTTTTTCTTTATCAAAGTAAGGTAGAGATACTGAGATGTGATCTCCTCTAAACTCTACATTAAAGTCCGAAGATATAACGTTACGGATTAGTTCAGTGTAGTCCTGCAGGCGCTGTCTCTCTTTAGATGGGAGTACAGCAATTGGTGCTGCCGGAGAGCCTTTTGTGACTTCTTTAATAGGTCCCATTGGAGCGTTCATCCATTCTTTATCCTCTTCAGTATAAAAGAAGTTTGCAAATACTTCATCGATGGCATCAGCCATTTTCTTTTCTGGTGTGTTATTCATCGCTTTAGATAGAATATCAAATATATGATCTTTCTGCTTAACTACCGCAGGAAGATACTTAAAAAATTCTTCTTTGTTTCCTGCTAGAATAGCCTTACGAGCGTTTGTACCGCTCATCCCGCCATCTGCTGTTTGAATAACCTTGACCTCTAAATTCGGGTACTTTGCTTGATTTTTTCTGAAGTATGAGGTACGGTCTTGGATATCTCCTAGATCGTCTTCTCTACCTTCTCTAGCGCCTAAAATCCAAACTACTTGATCGTCTGGGTTCTTAGAAGCATATGAGTAAATCTCTCCAATAGGTGGTTTAGATGCTTTTACAATCTCAACATTACCCGGGAGGTACTTTTGATATACTTTCCAAATTTCGTAAGAAGTATCTTGATCAATACCGTCTCTTACTTCTTTACCTACGAATACAATGTATTTGTCCGCATCAGGAACTTGGTTGGTAGCTGTTTCAACTACACCAAAATGTCCTGCGGTTGGTGGTTTAAATCCTCCTCCAAATACTGCTACTTTCATGCAAAGAACTTCTTAGTTTTGGAAATTACTTGAGCGTCTGTTGTACCTTTAGTTACTAAGTCGTATTGATCGCTATTGATAACTTTAGCGATTCTATCAAGTACCTCCTTGTATTTCTTCTCAGCTGAGTCTCTATTACGTTCAATGGAGGCAACCTTCTTTTTCATTGAGTCAAACGTAGGGCCTTGACCTTTCTTCTCCCAAGTAGCCATAAAGTGCTTCTTAAGATTCTTAGTCATATCTTCGTCGCTATCGTCTAATCGAAGAGGTTTTACTAACTCTTGGTAAGCAACTAAAGCAGCTTCATCTTCAATCTCAAAGTCTTTTCTGAAGGATGATTTTAGTTCTCCTAGCGAGTCAATGTATTCTAAGATACCTTCTCCACCTCTCTTAGCTGCATGGTTAAACTTACGAACCTCAGCATCATAAGTACCGCCCATCATATTCGGTACGATAACGAAGTTATCTTTCAAAAGCTTGTGATAGTAGTTAATTAGTTCAAAGCTTCTCATCCAAGTATCAAATACTGCGATCTTAGGAATGTTACGCTCTCTTTCAAAATTCTTAAGAAGAGAGATAGCCGGGTGAGTGATCATCATAATCATCATCACGTCGTAGCCTTTTGCTCTGATATCGTTTACAGTCTTGTCTGGGTTGTTAGCTGTTGTATCCCATACAAATGGCTCACCTTCGTAAGCATGGTCGGAAGCTGCTTTATCAGTCATGGACGTAGCCATAGACAGATTATTGTATGCAGGACTCTTTTTGTCCTCTACATACTGATCAGGATTAAAGATCGTAATATCTTCAGGAATAGCACCAGCTTTCTTCAAAGTATTGACCATA